CACTCCCGATACGCCTGTCTGACCATGTGCGAAGGAAGGGAAGCCAGTTGATTCATCTGCTAATACTCTCGCCTTGTCGAACATCTGCATGTTCTCGTTAGATACGTTAGGGAACTTGGTGCCGAAGATAGCTTGACCAGGTGCCCCTCCCTGTCTCCTAAACACTTTGCCTGGGTACACGGAGAGGTCTTGCCCTGGGACGAGATTAGTCTCGTCTACCTCAATAAGCAAATTACCAGATAGGGCAGCATTGTCCACTGCCATACGCATAAAGCCATTCATAAGTGTTTGAGTGTCATCCATGTTTTCAGCAATACCTACACCGAAGATGCTGTATGGATTCATTTCATAAGGTGCAGCAAAGTAAGGAATGTAAGCTGGAGTAAACGGATTCATTACTAGACGTAGTACTTGACCGTTAGAAATCCAGATGTTTACACTTAACTGATCTGCATCTTTTAATTCTTTAGGGATATCTACTCCCTGATCTTCAATAATTTCTCTATCCACAAAACCCCAGAACTCTAGAACTTCAAAACGGTCAGCTCTATCTTCTTCTGAGTTGTCCTCCATGATGTGTTCCCACCACTCTTTGCGGTAGTCTTCACCAAGACGTAGAACATTGTCGATAGCATTTTCACGGAAGTATGGACGATTCTTTAGAGCACGTACTTGAGAACGAGACATTTTGTGACGTTCTACTACATACTCTGCTTCTTCCATAGTAGCTGCATCAGGATCTGGATAAAAATTCCAAATAGATACAGAAGTAGTTTGTGGGATTGTTTTAAAGACTGGGTTATAGTTACCCTCTTCATCCCAGTTAGGATATTCTTTGTCTACAGCAAATGGACCCTTCATAATACCAGTACCAAAAAGAGCAGACTCAAAAGCTGCAGCACGAAGATGCTTCTTAGCATGAGACTCCTCCAATTGATCGTGGATCTTCTTTTCCATTTTCTTAGCTGCAATCTCTGCAGGATGTAGCTGAATTGAACTAGGAGTTTTTCCTGGACCTTCTTCAAGCTTGTCTGCTACAGGCTCTAAATCATCTTCTAAGCCACCCATACGTTGCATATACTCTGGAAAAGTTTCTCCAGGATTCAAGCCGCCAGATTTTTCTTGGGCTTGTTCCATTTGTGGGTTAGTCTCAAAGCTAACTGTTTCAGGTACATTGTCAGGAAGAACTGTTGGGTCAATAGTAATAGGAAATTTATTACCACCAAACAATACTTCCGCAATCTGTCCATATGCAGCAAGTACTTTTGTTTTAGTAATTTTAACAAATACACGAGACTTTTCTGTAGAGGTAAACTGAACATCAGGGCCATACAACCCACGATAGTTACGGTAAGACTGAATCCAACGTTCTTCGTCTAACTGACGAGCTGTTTCAGCTTTACTGTATTTGTCTTTTACAAATTGAACAATATGACCTGTCAACGGATCAGAATAGTCCTCCTCTGCTACATCTTCAATAGCAGAAGCTTCTTCCATATCCATTTCCATTGATTCAAATTCTTCTTCCATGTCTTATCCTTAATATCCAAAGGTTGGATCTGATGCTTGAAAGCCTGTTCGTTGAGATGCAGGATCAAAGTCAAATATATTACTACGAGGTCTTGTCATTATACCGTATCTAATAGCATCGTACAAGTGATCCTCTGCATGTGTATCTACATCTTCTGGGTTATTTTTATCTAACGGAAGAGAGGGTAGCTGAGATATAACGTTAGTGCAATTAGAAAAAAACACAAGTCTGGGTTCCTCCGTAAACTCGTCTATCTGTAACCTTCTGTGTAGTTCGTTTTTACCTGCTATACGAGAACCTTTTGATCTATCTGAAGGTCTCCATCTACAACCCTTCATAATCATCTGCTCAGCAAGGCTAGGGCCAGTATCACCACGATTATGCCAAAGAGAAGAGTCAAGAACTCCATAACGTATTCTTTCCCCCGCCTCTTCTTCTATCTCTAAGATCATGTCAGCTAAGTCTGTAGCTGTAACCTTAGATACATATAGCTCTCTGTAGACTACCAGTTGTTCTGATCCAGGAACTACAGTAAACCAAACAACCCCAGTGTAGGAACCATAGCCATAGTCGCAAGCTCTAAAACGTATCCAGTTGCTAGGTATGTCGTATGGGTCAATGACATGGTCACGTCTGTTAAATTCTGGGAAAGCTGCTCCCTCGTTAATGTCCCAGTCACCCTCAAGCAACTGTCTGCGTTGATGTTCAGGCAGAGATAGAAGGTTGGCTTCATAAAGACCATCGTCCGAAAGGTAAGGGTTGTCGAAAAGGGTGGCTGGAATAAACTTCCGTTTGAACAGTGGCTCACCCTCTCGACTATGACCCTTCGGCCAAGTGATCACGTCACCATTCTCATCAGTGGCATGGAACGACTGGTTTGGAGTCTGAGGATCAATGAACGTTCTTTTCACCCATTGATGTCCAGGGCCACCTGGGTTGCTTGTTGCTCTCATGTACAGTGGCAAACCAGATGCCTTGGTAGTACGGAGACGTGATCTCATGTAGTTCCATGCATAAGGTGTAGGCCATTGTGTAAGTTCGTCAAAGCCAATCCAATTAAAAGCTTGACCTTGGTATCTCATAACGTCATCATCTCTGTCAAGATATGACATCCACAATGTAGCACCTGATGGAGCTACCCAAGTCTTATCTCTTTCCATAAACTTAATTCCAGGAATAGCTTTTGGATAGAGTTGTTTACTTACCGATATAAGCTCTCTAAGCTCTTCTGTACTACGACGAACAAGCAGCATTCGTGCATTTGGGTTGCCCAAGTACCTAACTGGGTCTGCCACCATTGCATACGATTTACCACCACCTGCTGCGCCTCCGTATAGGACTTCTTGTTCTGTTGCTGCTAGAAAGGACGTTTGTGGTCCAGGGTTTGGTTCAAAGATTACCTCACGAGCAGCTTGCTCAAAGTCTAGTTCTTCAGGCTTCGGTTGAGCTGGAGTCGAGATAGTCTTTTTGTCCGAGCTGTCTACCTTCGAGCCTCTCCGCCTTTTCAAGGGCTTCTTTGTACCTTTGGGCGAGGTAACGTTGAGTTGCAGCTTCTGTCTTACGTCTTTGCTCAATTTTAACTCTCTTGTATAATCCTACGTGGGAAATATATCTTCCAGACTGAGTACTGAGCCAAGCTGAGACTTCTCTGTAGCTATAATACTTCAGAAACTCTTTAGCTTTTTCAAACAATTCTAATTCTTCTGGAATTGGTAGGAGTATATCACAGTCATCTGGGTCTTGTCTATAGCCAAAGGGAACATGTCTTCCAACTCTAACTACAGGTTTCCAAACGTACTCACCACCAATTACTTCAGGTTTAGGTAGGGTCCAAGTTTTATTCGTTCTCATTATCTTTTTGTGGCAGGATAAATAGTGGGCTTGCAGCAGTGACTTCTACTTTCTCTGTCTTTACAAAACCACCACGATCTAGGACATCTTTTGCAGCTGCCATCTTTTCTTTATTTCCTAGATCTGTTGGGTTATTCATAATCTCAAACATTGAGTATGCAGCTTTGGTTGCAGAAGAAGCAATAAACTTCTTTGTTAGTTCTGCAATCTCATCTGCAAGTGGTTCTGCTACTTGTCTAGAAGTAACAGCATCAGCATACCCAGCAAGCTTCTTAGCTTTTACTAGGTTGCCACCAGCTTCCTCAAACAATACGTCAAGGAACTTCTGTTGTTTTTCTGTTAGGTTTCTAGCCATTATGTCACCATATATAATATAAAGCCAAGAGTACCAAAACCTATTGCTAAAAGTAAACTTGTAACTATCCAAGTAATTATTGCTTCTTGTATTTCAGCTTTACGGTATTCTTGCTCTTTCTTTTGTTTTCTTATCTTAGCTTCTGTAGCTACAAGCTCATCCCAAGCAGATGGCCCCATAGTAAAGCTAATGTAGTCCTTTAGCTCTTTTCGCATCTGTTCAGCTTTACGTTTAGCTGCAAATACTTCCATAGCTTCGGCTTCTACAGAACCTCCCAGTGTTTTCCACCACGGAGGGTTCTTTACTTGCTTCTCAGCTTGACCTAAGTCAGACATGTGG